GTGGGGGGTGCGGGCTGCGGCCTGCTGCTCGGGGGTGAGTGGGGTGAGGTCGGCGGTGATGTGGAGGGCTGCGCGGTCGCCGACGAGCTGGGAGAGGATGGGCGCGCGGCAGGCGGGGCAGCGGGAGTCGTCGCCGCCTCGCCGTACCGCGCGCCCGGCCATCAGGCGGCGTCGTCGTTCTGGAAGAGGGTTCCGCCGCTGGTGCGCCGCTCGTACATCTCGCGCTGGAGGCCGCGGAGGCGGCCGCCGGTGATCTCGTCGGCGGCGACCTCGATGCTCGTCACGCGGACCTTCACGGCCGGGTTCTTGTCCTCGTCGGGACCCGGTTCGACGCGCTCGACGTGGGCGAGCTCGACGACGGCGATCCACCGGCCGCGGCGCTGCTTGAACATCTGCTCGGCGTGGGGTTCGAGGGCTTCGGCGACGTCGGTCAAGACCTTGGAGTCGAACTTCACGTCGGCGTCGATGGGCTGGAGGGTCATGCGGCGTGCCTTTCGGTGTGGGTGGTGGTGGCCGGGCAGGTGGCCCGGTGGTCGGTCCGGATCCGGGCGACGAACGTCTGGACGGCGTGGGGGCCGGTGACGGGGCCTTCGGTGGTGTGGCAAAGGAGGCACTCGAAGCGAGCGCGGGGCTGGCGGGTCCACCGGATTTCGCCGGCGCGATCGCCGTGGCGGATCTCGCGGCCCTCGCCGAGGTCGACGAAGAGGGCGCCGAGGACGCGGGCGGTCATACGGTGGCGCCAAAGATGGCGGCGTACGTGGCTCGGTTGCGCTGCCGCATCGGCTGGTCCTCGACGTGGTCCAGCGCGACGCAGGCCGACAGATCACAGCCCGGCGTGACCCGGCCGACCGGCTCCCGACCGTGTCGAATGATGAACGCCGCGCGTCGGGCGGTGTACCGCTGCCGGTCGAACCTGAAGCACGGGGTGCCGTTGACGTACTTGCCGTTCCACAACAGGTGGCCGTCCTCAATCGGGTGGGTACGGTCACGGAATGCCTGTGCCAAGGACGCCTGCGGCTTCCTGCCGGCCTTGCACTTCGGCAACCCAAGAGCGGCGCGGTGCCGGGCTACGGTGACGTGGCTGACGTGCAGCTGGGCCTCGATGGCGCGGTCGGTCAGGCCTGCGTGGAGGAGTTCGGTGATGTCGGGGCGGAGGTTCATGCGGCCCCCCGCCGCTGGCGGAGCGCGCGCCGCTCGCGCTCGGACAGGCCGCCCCACACGCCGTACTTCTCGCCGTGGGTGAGGGCGTACTCCAGGCATTCCGGGCGCACTTCGCACGCCAGGCACGTCTCCTTCGCCTGCTGCGGCGTGCCGCCCTGCTCCGGGAAGAAGGACTCGGGGTCGGTCTGGGCGCACAGGGCGTCGTCCTGCCAGCGGTACGGGCGGGCGACGGTGTCGGGCGCGGGGTTGAGGTTGATCAGGTTCATCGGGCCACCGCCGGGACTGTGGCGGGCCACTCGACGCTCTTCAGCGCGCGGGCGTGTGTCTGGGGGACGTCGGCTACCGGGTAGCCGAGCCAGTGCGCGCCGAGGCACGCCATGGTGACGGCGTCGGCCTTGTCGTACCGGCCGGCGCCCTCGCACTCGACGCCGAAGTGCTGGCGGACGCCGTCGCGGACTTCGCCCTTGTCCGCGTTGCCGTTGCCGGTGGCGTAGATCGCTCGGACCTTGGGCGGGCAGACGGCGTACGGGATGGCGCGGCGCCACAGGTCGTGCGTGATCATCCACCACAGGCCGCCCATTTCGTGGTGCCCGGCCATTGCGCCGTGCCCGTACGACGGGCCCTCGACGACGACAAGGTCAGCCGCCTTGGTGCGGTCGTAGATCTCCATGCGCAGCCAGGACAGGCGCCGGTGGCCCTTGTGACGGGACTTGAGCGCTTCGGCCCAGTCGACGCCGGCGACGCCGGTGGAAGTGAGGGACAGGTCGAGGCCGATGACGAGGGGCCGGGTGGCCCCGGCCGCGGCCGGGCGGGTGGTCAGCCCGGCCGCGGGGGTTTCGAGGGTGAGCTGCGTCATGACGCGTCCTCTCGCTGGTGCGGGATGAGGGGCCACTCGGGCGGGCAGTACGCGGCCGGGTCCTTCTTGCGCAGGTACTCCTGCAAGGAGGCGGCCTGCTCGGCGGCCCAACCGGCCTGCGCGGCGTACAGGTCGGGCAGCGTCATCTCGGCGAGCCGGGGGTACTGGGTGGCCTGCCGCCAGGCGACGCGGCATGCGGCGATGGCGTCGGCGTCCGCCGAGTGCGCGCCGTCGAGCGGGACGCGGTAGTGCGTGCACAGGTCGGTCAAGGTGCGCTTGCCGCGCCGGTAGCGGTCGACGGCCTTGTCGATGACGAAGGGGTCGACGACGACGAGTCCGGCGAGCCCGTCGGGCAGCGGGTCCACACCGTGGCGGCGGGCTTCGCGGTCGAGCATGGTGAGGTCGAAGCGCGCGTTCATCGCCACGATCGGGATCCCGTGGGTGATGGCCTGCCCGAGCGCGGCGACCACCTCGGCGACCACCTCGGCCGCCGGGCGGCCCTCGGCGCGGGCGCGCTCGGTGGTGATGCCGTGCACCTGCGCGGCCTGCTCGGGGATGTCGATGCCGGGGTCGGCGAGCCAGGTGGCGGACTGGGTGGGTTGTCCGCCGCCGCACTGGACGACGCAGGCGGTGACGATGCGGTCGGTCTCGACGTCGACGCCTGTGGTTTCCAGGTCGAAGCCGCACAGACGGCCGGTGTGCCAGCTCATCGGCGGGCCCCCTGTCCGGGCTGCGCGACCGCCGGCCAGCCACCCGACGGATCGGGCTGCTCGTCGACGACGACCGCGTCGACGACGCCGTCCTCGTCCGGCTCGGCCTCCGCCGACCAACTTGCCTCGCCAGCCGCGTCGGTCGTCTCCTCGACGTCCTTCCGCGCGGCGATGGCCATCAGCTCCTTGGACAGGTCGTCGCGGCCCTTGGGGTCGACGTGACCGGCCTTGGACGCCTTGCGCCACACGTCACGGACGTCGTCGGACGTCAGCGCGCCCTCGGCCTCCGCGACGTAATCCGGGCGCGGCGCCTCGATCGCGGCGACACCCCGCGAACCAGTCGGGTCCAGCGCCACGGCCGTCGGCAGCGGCCCGGTGAGCGCCTGGCGCGGTGTCACGTCCCTCGCCTCAACGACCACCACGGGAAAGTGCTTTGTCTGTCCGCCCGCCACTCGGGTGCGCTGCTCGACGCGCAGCCGTACCGGAAACAGCCCCTTGCCGCCCGTACCCGCGAGCACCATGTCGACGGTCCCCGCCAGCTCGTTCGCGGCGTAGAAGCTGTGTGTCTCGACCCGCCACACGCCGACGTCCGGCATGTCCGGCAGGACGACGCTCAGCCGGGAGGTGGCGGCGCACACCTTGTCCTTGGTGCGGATGTCCTGCCGCAGCAGGTGCCACTCGGGACCGTGCTCGGCGAAGCACAGGCAGGGGTGGCGGCTGATCTGCTCCGTCTCGCCGTCGCAGCGGCGGACGCAGCCGCCCTTGTTCCACATCTCGTTCGCCTGCGACAGCGGGTCGCCTGGCGGGAGCAGGGCGTCGAGTTGCTCGGCCTCGGTGATGACGCGGAATTGCGGGGCGCCGTTGCCCTGCGGCTGCCAGCGCTCGACCTTGCCGCCCCACGCGGTAGCGGCGGCCTGGACGTAGTGCTCGGCGTGGCTGCTGACCACCCACGTCTTGGACTTGACCGGCCGAGGCCGCTTGTTCGGGTCCTGGTTCGGGACGCTGTAGCCGGTGCGGAGCCGCCCGAGTTCGCGGGCCTGCTTCTGCATCGTGCGGATACGGGAGCCCATGTCAGGCTGCCTTTCGGATCGTCCGCGCGGCCGGGGCCTGGAGCGCGGGATAGGTGGTGGGCGCGGCGTGCAGCCACTTGGTGGTTTCGAGGGCGCCGCGGAAAGCCCTGTGGGCGTCCCGGCCGGCGGGCATCTCGACGAGCGCGTGCGACCGAGCACGGAGGTTGAGGACGCCAGTGCGCTGCACCTTCGGCATCGGCTCGTTGGTGTCGTCCGGCAGGAGCACGGCCTCGGCGTAGCGGAGCGCCGCCAACTGCAAGGTGTTCTCCGGGTACACCGACTTCGCCGGCCGGGTGGCGCTGGTCTTGTAGTCGATGAGCCACAGCTCCAGCCGCCCGCCGGGACCGGTCGGCAGCCACACGAGGAGGTCTGCGGTGCCCGCGTAGCCGAGGCGCCGGTGGAGACAGGTGATCTCGGTGGCGACGACGTGCTCGTCGAGGTCGATCCCCCAGGAGGTCAGCCAGGTGTCGAGCTGCGCGATGTACGGGAGTACCTCGGCGTCGTCCGGGACTGGGGCGCCGAGGACGCGGGCCTCCGCGGCGGCGTGGACGCGGTCGCCGAGGTCGGCGGCGCGCTCCTTCGCGGCGCGGTGGAGGGCCTTGATTTCCTTGGTGAGCGCCGGCCGATCGGTGAGGACGCGGTGGGCGATGGCCTTCCAGTTGTCGAGGACGTACTCCACCGTGACCTTGACGCCCCACGGCACGAGCGCCATGGACTTGTTCACGGCGGTGTCGATGACGTTGGTGACGGACACGAGGTCGGGGCCCCCGGCGGGGTCGGTGTAGTACCGACCCCGCTCGGTGTCCCGCGCGTGCTTGGGACTGGTCACGCATCAGCCTCCGGGTCGTACTCGGACGCCACCGTGAGCGGGTACACGGCGTACCCGGTTGCCTGCTCGTCGCCGTCGATCTCGACGACGAGCTCCGACGGCTCCTCGGGGTCGTCCTCGTCGCCGATCCAGCCGAAGAGGAGGGCGACGTCAGCCGGGTGCTGGTCGCTGACGGTTGCCTTGCAGTGGGCGCGGGCGGCTGCGGCGTTGGTGTAGGTGCCGAGGAGGAGTTCGTCCTCGGTGTTGACCGCGCGGTAGATGACCAGCTCGTCGGGCTGGGGAGTGAACTCGCCCTCGCGGGTGTCCTTCTCGTCCTGCGCGGACGCGGCCAGCGCCATGTCGCGAATGCGGAGCATGGCCAGGGCCAGACCGGCGGCCTGCTTGTCGTCCGACGTCTTGAGCCACATCTCGTGCAGCTCGTTGGCGGCGTCCCCCAGTACCTTGACCGGCGTCGGCACCAGCCAGCCGCCGACCTTCCGGCGGGTTTCCGGGTCCAGCAGCAGCGCCACCGGGCGTCCGTCCTCGGCGACGGCGCCGATCGTGAGGATCTGCTCCTCCTCGATCGCGGGCTCCATGGCCACGTCGAAGCGGGACACGATGATCGGGGTGTTCATGCGGCTTCACCCGCCTGACGCGACGTCGGCAGGAACCGGCGGACGCTCGTGAACCCGTCCTCCGCCATCGCCTGCTCCAGCGCTTCGCGCTCCAGCGCGGCCGGGTCGATCTCGAAGTCCTCACGCATCGCAGTCCTCCGGGTAGTCGTGGCGGTCGTCGAAGCTGCGGCACAGGAACGAGCACCAGGTGCGCCCGGCCGGGACGTCCCGCCCGCAGCCGAGGCAGTCGGTCACTGGACGCGCCGGCCGCACCGTGTACGCGACGGCCGTGGTGCTGTGGTCGATGGCCCAGCGGACGAGAAGCAGGGCGACGAGCGCGGTGGTGGGGTACAGCCAGATCACGGCGCCACCTCCGGCGCGGGCAGGTCGTGCGGCGTCCGGTAGTCGCGGTGCAGCGGCGACACGAAGCGGTCCTCGCGGTCGCCGAGCGGCTGCGCGTCACGCTGGCGGGCCAGCACCCTCCGCAGGCGCCCCACCGACTCGCAGCGAGCCGAGCAGAAGTCGCTGATGTTCTCGTCGTCCAGGCCCTCACCACAGGCCTCGCACGTCTGCCCGTTCACCTCGGCGGCCAGCTCAGTCAGCGCGTACGCGATCGGGTCCTCATCGACCGTCCGCGTCGCCCCGTCCCCGGCGGCCGCGCGCAGCTGGCGCAGCTCCTCCGCCGTCTCCGGGTCCATCAGCAGGCCCGCCGCGCCGAGCGCGAACACGACCGTCTCGACGATGTGCGACGTCGGCGACGCCGACCTCAGCAGCGCCGCGTTGCCCGTACGGATCGCCAGCCGCTCGGCGGGCGTCGGCGAGTGCGTCATGCCGCCACCGCCCCACGCCGTGTCAGCGGGCCGAAGGACAGCTCGACCATCCGCAGCGTCCACGGGAACGACGGGCCCTCGCCGCGGTCGTTCTCGGTCAGCGGCTCCGGGCATTCGAGGATCGGCTGGCCGTCGGCCGTGGTCCGGCCGGTGGTGTGCCACTCGTCTCCGTCCCGGTCGACGTACACGACCGGCGGAGCGGGCGGGGTGGCGATGCCGGTGACCAGCACCGGACGCCGATCCCCGGCGGGGATGTTGGTCGGTAGAGTGATACTCACGGTGACCTCGATTTCTTCGAGTGGTTGAGGTGTGCCGAGGGGTCGCATACGGACCGGCCAGGGTCCGAGCGGCCCCGTTCTTGTTGGTCAGGCAGTGCGCACAGCCGCGCCGCGGGGCGGCAGCGGGCGAAGGTGCGCCATGGGATGCGGCCCGGAAGCCGGAGGCGGGACGATGGCCAGAGGGCCGGTCGTCGGCTCGTAGTGGGTGAGCTGGTCGATGCGCTCCAGGTCCGCCTCGGTGAAGACCACCTCGCGGCCCCGCTTCTTGTGCGGCAGGCGCTTGATGTTCCGGCGCAGCCACCGCTCCTCAACGCGGAGGGCGGCGGCGGCCTCGGGGTACGTGTAGCGCCTCATGCCGCCGCCTCGGCCGGTGGCTGGTTCTGGTTCGCGCCTCCGGGCGGAACTGCACGCCCCGTGGGGGCCCACAGGAAGAGCAGGTCCACGCCGATGACCTGGCAGATCTGCTCGGCCACGCGGGTGGACGTGGTCTTGGTCGTGCCGTTGAGAAGGTTCTGGATGGTGCCGTGGGAGACGGCCACGCGGCTGGCCAGCTCGCGGCCGGAGATGGCGGTACCAGCGCCGGTGCGCTCCATCGCCATAGCCAGACGAGCCGGGCTGACCAGCAGATATCGCTGTGCAGGGTCCATGAGTGCAGCCCCTTGACGGGTTGGCCAAAAACTTGGTCACTCATAGATTGCCAGGAAGTTGGTCAGCCTGTCCAGATTTTTGGTCAGCGGGTTTTCGTGATGATTCAGTCAAGGTCGGGCGGCGGGGTGGCGAGGGTTGCCTAAGTAGTTGGACACTGTGACCATGTAGACAGCCAGGCTGGCGCTGCGAGCTGGGGATACCCAGGGCGCGCACCAGGGGCCACATGGTCACCTGGCACCACAAGATCCGGAGACGGGGACCATGATGATGACCGGCGAGGCGACCCGACCAACCGACTCGTCAGGGCGGCGTACCGAGTTCGCTGACCTCGTGAGAAAGCGCATGGAGGAGCTCAGTGTTAGCGTCCGCGCTCTGGCGGCCCGCTGCATTGACCCGAATCCTGAGTTGCAACCGGTGCCGCAACAGGAGCGCGAGCTCGGGCCGCTCTGGAGTAGGGGGACGCTGCAAAACCTGATCAACGGGGAGCGCGTCAAGGCGCCTGGCCCTGCCGAACTTCGCGCGCTGGCTGCCGGCCTGAAGTTGCCGCTCCGCCTCCTCCAGGATGCTGCGGCGGCTCAGTATTTTGACCGCGATGCCGTGTATACCCCGGATGCCCGCGTTCGGGCGATGATCGCTCACTTTGAGGAGTTGAGCGAGGAGGATCAGCTCAAAGTTCTGCGGCTGATGGAGAGTTGGCGGGACGAGTGATTTGTTACTGATGGGGTATCAGTAATTTTTCCACTTCCGTCTAGTGAAATATGCCCTCTGCCTGTGCATGATGGTGCTCCGCCTGGGGGGCGGAACATGGGGCTCCGCCTGGCTGCCGATTCGAACTGGCATGCCTATTGAGACGAGCACCACAGGTACGGAGGAACAGTCGAGCATGGCGTACCAAGAAGTACGAGCCGTCTACCGCTTCGCCGAGCACCCCGACGAGATCCCCGCAGGGCGAGTCGTCACGGTGACCGATCTACCCGGAGAATGCACCGTCGTCATCCGCCCCGGACACGCCCGCCCCTGCCTCCTGTGGGCCATCCAGGACGCTCATCAGGCCACCCTCGCCCTTCAGCAGTGGATCCGCCTCGACGAGACCACGCCCGGTGTGGCGTCCCACCCGCGGCGCCTGACGGAGGCCGTCTGGCGCTTCGAGGCCGGCCTGCCGGAGGGGTTGCCCTGCATGCCGCTCGAGGAGCCGGGCCGGCATACCTGGCTCATCCGCCCGGGCCAAGCAAGCGAGGAACTGGTGAAGGAGATCAGCGAGCTGCTTACCGCGTTCGTCCGCTCCGGGATCTGGGTGCAGCGCTGGGGCGGCCACGACACGCCCCTGAGCGCGTGAGGGAGACGTCATGATGCAGCAGACCACCCACACGACGTACCGCTTTGCCCGCCCCGAGGACCGCATGCCCGCCGGCAGGGTCGCCGACATCCAGTTCGGCCCCGCAGCCGACGAGGTCACCGTCCTCGTCATGCCCGGCCACGCCACTGCCCGACTGCTGGCAGAGTTCACGACCCAGCAGGAAGCCAACTTCGCCACCGGTCAATGGGAGCGCCTCGAGCCCACGCCCGAGAACCTGAACCACCCTCGCCGAGTCCACCACGCGCGCTGGCGCCTCACACCCGCGCACGAGATGCCGTCGGCACGAATCCTCATGTCGGTCGAGGAGCGCGGCCATCACGCGTGGCTCGTCCGCGAAGGGGAAGCCACCGCCGCGTTGGAGAGGGATATGAACCTCCTCCTGGCCGATCTGCTCCAGTCCGGGGTCTACATCCAGCGCGGGGCCGGTGACGACACCGGCCCCGACGACAGCTGACCTACCCCACCGACCGCAGCGCCGCGCGCGGCGCCGGAACCCCCAGAGCAGCCTCGACGGCGGCAGTGATGTCGCCGTCGAGGCTACGCACCAGATGCCCGTACCGGTCGACGGTCGTCTGGATGCTCTCGTGCCCCAGCCGGATCTGGATCGCCGGCAGCGGGATGTTGGCCGCGATCAGCCACGACACGTGTGTGTGCCGCAGGTCATGAATTCGCGGTCGCTTCGGCAGCCCCTTCTTCACCGCAGCCTCCACGGCGGGCTTCCACTTCCGGTTGTAGAAGTTTGCGTGCCGCCACGGTCCCCCCATCGCCGCCCGAAAGACGAACGCGTTGGGGCCCTGGCCGGCGGTCAGCCGCCGGGCCACCTCCACCTGAGCCGGAGACAAGGCCACCAGGCGGCGCGCCTTCTTCGTCTTTGGCGGCCCCAGGTAGAAAGCCTCGGGGGAGCCCTTCTTCGCCTTCTTCCACGCCCGCTGGACGTTCGCGGTGGGCCGCTCCGAGTTCAGGTTCAGGTCGCGCACCTGGAGGGCGGTGGCCTCGCTCCAGCGCATCCCGGTGCCGACGAGCCAGTCCGCCAGGTCCCGCGCGTCTGGGTCCCTGATTTCCATGGCGACGCGCGCGTACTCGTCCCGTTCGAGGAAGGTCATGTCGTCCTCGATGTGGTCGTCCAGGCGCGGCAGGCGGGTCTTCTTGCAGCAGTTCACCGTACGTAGCTGCGGATGGGCGTCTACGGCGGCCTGGACGATGCAGTACAGCAGGCCGTGCCGGTTCCTGATGCTTTTCGGGTCCGCGGGCCTCCTGAGCCACTTCTTGCGGTCCTTGGGGTCCTGCTCGCCTTCCTGCTCGATGCGGACCCAGTCGGTGACGTCGTCCTGCGTGAGATTGCAGATCGTCGCGGGCACCTCGATGCCGTCGGCGCGGGTGTGCTGGATCAGGGCGAAGTGGATCCGAACCTCGCGCATGTAGTCCTCGCGGGTGCGGACATCGATCCCTGTGAGACGGCTCACATAGCGCTCGGCCCACTTCACGAGTGGCATGTCGCCGGGCTTCTCGTCCGGCTCGACGAAGCCCCGGCCGCGCACCCAGCCGTGCGGCCACTTCCCGCCGTGCGCCTCGACAAGGGCCTTGAACTGGGCGGCCTGCCCCTGTGCGACCTCGACGTCCGGGCCCCCGAAGTTCTCTGTCTGCCAGCTGCCGTCCTGGCGCCACTTCACCTGAAAAGTGACGGAGCCGTCCTTCTTGGGTCTCTCCACGATGCTCGCCATGGGCAGACGATACGACCGGCCCACGGGGGTCTTGTTCCCGTGTTGTTCCCAAAATTTGGGCATGACGAAGGGCTGACCTGTTTCCACAGGTCAGCCCTTGATCAATCAGGGTGAGTAACGGGACTCGAACCAGTTTTTTGACCCACCTTTGACCTGCGGCGATGCGGAAAATCGGGCTAAAGGGTCCTGTTTCGATGCCAGTGCGAACCACTAAATACCCCTCACGGCGGGGTCGTGTTCCCGCGGGAACAGGAGGCGGCGCGATCATGCAGCCTGCTCGGCGGTGAGTAGAAAAGGTCCTATCCGCACTTCCAGGGAACGGCGACGCCCCCGCCGGAAGGGCGGGGGCGCACCTGGCCGCTCCCGTGCGCCTGGGGGGCTGGACCGGGAGGGCCACTTGTGGAGTGGGGGGTTCCGTATTGGTACCCCACCACGGCGTGATCACGCAATGTAGGTTCTGACCTACAGTATTTTCGATCTTGGTCGGTGAGCGTGGTCGGGTGCCGCGCTCCACCCCACCGCCCGACGACGTCCTCGCCCGACGGCGACAGATCGGCGACCAAATCCGCGCGGCCCGGGTGGAACGCAACCTGACCCAGGAGACCGTGGCGAACCGGATCGGGCTTGATCGGCCGTCGTACAACCGCATCGAGCAGGGGCACCAGTCCCCGCTGCTCGACACCCTGATCCTCATCGCCGACGCGATCGACGTCCCCCTCGCCGACCTCGTACGCTGAGCGGCCGGCCGCGCCCTCCCCCGGCGCGGTCGGCCGTGGCCCCGACGGCTGCGGACAGGTGCAGCGGCCGGGGCGGTTTGAGGGGTTACTCCATGTTCCCGCAGCTCTGGCAGCAGTAGGCCGTCTCGCCCGTGGGGTTGCCATTGCTGTCCGTTTCAATGATCTTGTACATGGTTCCGCCGCACTTCGAGCACCCCTTGGTCATGATCTGCTGGCCCATGTGCGCCTCCATCTCGGTGAGGATCTGCCGGTCGCGTTCTTGCTGTACGGCGCGCTCGCCGAGCGCGACGTCGATCAGGGCGAGCGCACGCTGACGTTGTTCCTCGTGCTGCTCGATGTCCGCAGGCGTGTCGCCAGGCAGCGCGTACCGAGGGCACGTTGGGCAGTGCCAGCGGTCGCCGCGGCCGTGCTGCATGGCGGTGTTGCAGTGAGGGCATCTCACGGGGCGTCCTCCACGCTGCCGCACGAGGAGCAGATCCACACGTCGCGCTGTCGCCACATGGTGCTGGTGCAGTGGGGGCACCCTGTGGTCTGGATGCCGTGGGTGCCCATGGGGGGCGGGTCGGGCGTTGTGGCGGCGTAGTGGGCGAGCCGGGCGCGGATCCGGTCGTCGTCGGCCGCTGCCATACGCAGCAGGCGGGCGGCCCGTGATCGGGCCTCGTCGGCGAATTCGGTCACGCGGGCGAGGGTACGCGCCGGGGGTTCGCTCGTCGCGCGTGCTGCTGGCGTTCACCCACATGGGCTTATCTTGGCTCTGACAGGCGGCGGGCCCGTGTGTTCTGAAGCCACGCCATGTCGGCGACGACGTCGTGCGTCTGGACCTTGCAGCGGGCGCAGGTGTAGAGGCACGTAGGCGCGTTGACGAGCGTGAGACGCTCCGTAGCGCCGCATCCCGCGCACTGGGGCTTCTGGCCCGTCATGGCCGCCTCCGCTCGTACGCGCGGCGCAGGTGGTCGCGCAGGACGCCCGGGTCCGTCAACACGCCGTCGCCGGTGGGCGGGTGCAGCCACGTCCGGCCGCGGCGGGTGACGCCGGGCGCGGGGCAGAGGAGCGCGCCGCCGCGTCCCGCGCACACCGTGCCGCGCAGGTCCTCCCACTCCTCGGCGGTGCCGGCCGGTACGAGGAACTCGATGGCCTGGCGGGGCTGGCAGTACAGGACGGGCCCGAGCGCCACGGGCGAGTTGACGACCTCGTCCAGGGCCCGCATGCCGATGGTGTCGATGGCGCGCAGGACGTCGAACCGGACACCGAGGGGGACCTCCGCGAGGCCGTGGGCGTCGGCCCAGGCGGTCAGGATGATTGACGGCGGGTCCATGACGGACGCGAGCCACATCGCGCCGGGGGCGGGGCTCGGCGGCGCCGCGGGCAGGGTCACGCGGCTCACCGCTCGCCCTCCGGCGCCGTGGGCGTCAGCACCTGGTACAGCGCGTCGTCGCCGTGGTCCTCAGCGCAGGCCCGGTGGGCGAACAGGTGCTGTGCGCCCGCGCCCTCGGCGGTGACGCGGACGCACACGTCCGCGCCGGGCTTCGGGCAGTACACGCAGGACCGCGTCAGCCGTCCCGCAGCCTCACGGATTCTCGTGACATCCATACGGTGAAGCTATGACTGCACACAGCACGGCAACAGCTACGGAACGTGGCTGTTGCCGTGGAGGACTCACCGTAAGGGCTACGGAACATGGCCCCTACGCGATGCCGAAGAACCCCGCCAACTCCCGCTGCCGCCGCGTGAGTCGGCGCCGCCCCGACACCCCCAGCGCCTCCTGGAACACCGAGGCCGCCATCTGTTGGTGCCGCAGCCACTCCGGCGCCTCCTCGTGCAGACGCTCCAGCACCGCCGAGGCCTCCGCTCCCTGACGCAACAGCACGTGCGCCTGCGCCACGTCCAGGCGGTGCCTGTGCCACGTGTTCGACGTCGCCGACGTCCCAGCAGGGATCCGCTCCGACAGTCGCAGCACGCGGGCTGGGTTCTTGGCCACCACCTGGTTCTCCACCGCCTGAAACGCCACCGTCGACCAGTCGAACTTCCCCCAGCCGTACACATGCGCCGCCGTAGCGCTCCCCAGCGCCGCCGCCGACGTCCGCGCGAGCCGCAGCATCTCCCGAGCCTCCGCAGGCCGGTTGTTACGCGCGGCGGCCGACGACGCCCGCACCAGCAGGCGCCCCCACACCCCCAGCTCGGCGCGAGACGCTCGCGAGATCCGCGGCTCGATGTCGTCGGCCGTCGCCATCGCCAGCTGCTCCGTCTCGTCCAGCCGACCCTGACGCACCAGGGTCCAGCCCTGGAGGTAGACCGCAGAGGCTGCGGCCGTACGGTCCGCTGCTGCGGCAGCGTCCAGCACGGCGTCGCGGAGGGCGATGTGCGCGAGATCGTACGCGCGGACCTGGGTCAGGTACCGGCCTGCCATCTGGAGCACGTCGGAGCGCAGCCGGAGGGCCTCGGTGTGCTGGGGGCCGTTGTCGTAGTGGTCGACGGCGCGGCGGGCCGAGCGTACGAGGGCGGGCAGGAACTCGCCCAACTTCCCGTAGTCGTCACCGTAGTAGGCGCCCGCGAGCGCGCTCGCGGTGCGTCGCAGGTTGGTGAGGTCGGGCTCGGCGTCGACGGTGTCGGTGACGATCAGCCGCCCGGTGGCGGTCATGGGCGGGGAGATGGCCTGCCGCAGCGCCATCAAGTCCAGCTTGTCATCGTCGCTGCGGGTCGTGGAGTGCGGCCCGACGGGCTCGAAGAGCTGCGAGGTGCGGACCTTCAGGGCCTGCGCCAGGGCATGGTACGTCTCGACCCGGGCGGACCCGCCCTGTTCAACCTTCTTCACCACGCCCAGGCTCAACCCCGCCCGCTCGGCAAGACCTTCCTGCGTCAGGCCCCGGCTCAATCGGATGTCGCGAAGGCGGTCGCCCGGAAGGGACGGTGCGCTGTCGGTGCGTTCGGGCATACTGAGCTCCGTTCGTTCTGACCTCGACACTCAGAACGCTACTCCCCGCCGGTGGCGGGGGAATGACGAAAGCGCCCCCTCCCGACCCGTAGGTCGAGAGGGGGCGTTCTCGTTCCTGTTGCGCTCGGGGGCGTTGCGCGCTAGTTTCTGTAGGGACAGTGTCCCTACAGAAATGAGGAACACCATGGGCAGGCCCAAGGGTGACGGCGAGACCCCCAAGCGCAACGTCCGCGTCCCGGACCCGCTTTGGTCGGACGCCAAAGCCAAGGCAAAGAGCGAACACACCACCATCACCAACGTCGTCGTGGCCGCCCTCCGCTCCTACGCGTATCCGCCGCGCGAGCGCCGCCTACCCCCGCTCCCCGACGACGTGACCAAACTGGCCCGCGAGGCCGCCATGGACCACCCCGGCGGCCCGGCCTTCCCCCGGAAGAGCGTGCCCCTCGGCACGAACATCGACGTGGCACGCCGCCGGGTACTGCTCGACTCCAGCGAGGTATCCGCCGCGCTCCGAGCCCTGGCCGCCACCTACAAGGCCCCGCTTCACCGCATCGTCGCCGACGACCTAGAGCGGATGGCCGACGAGATCGACATGGGAGCGATCACCGCCCTCGACGACCTGCGAGGGCCGTAACCGGCCGCCGTACACGCGAAATCGCCCCCTCTCGCTCGAAGGCGAGAGGGGGGTACCCCGGAGGCTTGCCAACATCGCAGCACGTGCTGCATAGTTGTCCTCCGAGGGCAACGACGCTGAATGCCCCATAACCCGGGAGGACGCCGTGGGCTACACCGCCGAAATCGCCATCAGCTCCAAGGTCACCCTCGGCGACAAGTGCGCCGTCACCGTCGTCAACGACGACGACATCCGCCAGGGCATGGAAGCCACCGAAACCGCCCTCCTTGTCGACGGCGACCACACGCGCCAGCAGGTCATCGACGCCGCCGAAGACCTCCTCGTCGCAAACGGCTGGAAGGTCACCGGCGATTGGGAGGACGGCGACAACTCCTACTACGCCCCTGTTGAACCCGCCTGACCATGGCAGACGAACTCTGGACCATCGAGCAGGTCGCCGACTTCCTGAAGGTCAAGCCGAGCAGTGCCCGCGGCGCGCTTTCGCGCATGGGGGTGCGCGCCTTCAGCTTCCGCTCACACCCAAGCAGTAACCGCGCGCAGGCGCTGTACGACGTCGAACAGGTGAAGTCGGCGTACGCCGCACGCCCGGGCCGAGGCACCCGCACTGATCTCCGACCATGACGGAAACGCCCCCTCCCGCGCCGCAGCGCGAGAGGGGGCGTCGTCACATCCGACGGCGATCGGACAGGATCACCGGCGGCGAGGAACTCGAAGAAGGCGACGGGGAAGGAGCAGGAGCGGGTGGGGCGCCGTCCCGTCGGCACACGAGCGCATCCGGATCCCAGCTCGGCGCCTGGAGCGAGTAGCCGTCAGGGCACGAAGGCCCCGGCGGCCCCGGCGGGCCGGGGGCGCCGTCCTTGCCGTCGGCCCCGTCCCGGCCGTCCTTCCCGGGCTCACCAGGCGGTCCAGTCACGGTGGCGCCGGGCGGTCCAGTCACGGTGGCCCCCGGCTCGCCAGGCGGTCCGGACGGGCCCGGTACCGGGCTCGGAGTCCCACCCGGCTCGCCCTTCTCACCCCGTGGACCAGCTGGTCCGGAGGGCCCCGGGATCGGTACCGGCACCTCCACCCGGTCCGGTAGATCCTCCACCGCCCGCGCCGGATCCGGCGCAGCCGGAATCTGGCCCTGCGCCTGGAGCTGCTCGCGCAGCACGCGGACGTCGCCAGCGAGGACCGACACGGCGTCACCGCGCCGGTCCGCCTCGGCGGCGAGCGCGTCAGCCCGACGTGCCTCCGCGTCGATCCGCAGCCACACCAGGACGACCGCACCCGCGAGCACGAGCAGTACGGCGGCGACCGCGAGACTGCGCCACCGCTTGGAGAGGACGGTTCGTGTGCGGGTCACGTGGGCTGTCCTCCCAGCTCGGCGATACGGTCACGCAGCCGTGAGATCTCGGCGTGCAGCTCGGCGATCTGCGTCTGGAGCGCCGCATGGTCCGCGCGCTCCCGCGCCAGCTCGGCGTAGGCCGCGGCCAGCAGCCGCTCCGCCTCGGAGAGTTTCGTCCGCAGGTCCGCGCGCTCCTCTTGCAGCTCGTTGACGAGCCCGCCGTACCCGCTGATCACGACGCCGGACTGGGAGGCGCTGTTGGCACCGCGGTGCCCGATCAGGGCGGCTCCGGCAGCTGCGAGCCCGACGACGATGGTTCCGACGGCGCCGAGGATCGCAGCGTCCACGCGCTGTACCTCCGGTCATGGGGGGTGGCTCCGCTCAGATCAGCGCGTGATCGAGGTGGGCGTCGGCCGCTTGACGGTTTCGGTGAGGCCGGGGCCCTCCGCCCCGCCCGACGTGGCAATGGCGGTAAGGACGGACAGGAGCGCGGCGCCGGCGGCGAGCGACAGGCCGTCGCCCCAGTCGGCGTGGAGGACGCCGACGGTGTCGAGGCTGAGGGCGGCGACGAGGGTCTGGGCGGCGGTGCGTACGGCGCGTTCGCCGGTGGCCTTCCAGAACGGGATCGTGAACATAGGGGGGGTCCTTGTCTGTGAGGGTGGAGGGGCTATTCGGCGACGCGGTCGGCGTACAGCTCGACGACGCGCTTGGCGATCTGCTCGGCAAGCACGGGCGAGGATGCGACCTTGTCGGCGATGGCGGCGATCTGGTCCGGGGTGAGCGTCGTCTTTTCGAGCGCCGAGACCTTCGCGGACAGGTTGGCCACGGCGTTGACGGCGGCGGCTGAGTTCGCGGCGGTGTCCCGGAGGATCGCCCAGGCGTCGCGGCTCAGCGTGCCCTTGTACTGCCAGGGGCCCACCACACGATCGGCGTGCAGCTCGCTGAGCATCCGGTGCTCTTCGGGGGTCATGTCGGGGTCCTCCTCGGTGGGTGGTGTCTGGCCGCTGGCCCGGGCGACGATCCCGGGGAAGACGACGTTCTTGAACTGCCGCACGCGGGCGTCGCCGGGGCAGGCCGTGCCGCCGTCGGACCACGCGGCGTGGAGCCGGTGGTAGCCGTAGCCCGGGTCCGACGCCGTACGGCAGACGCGCAGCGGGATGCCGTGGCGCTGGTGCAGCCACACCCCCAGCCGGATCAGCTGCTCAACCTGGGCGTCGGTCCACGGGTCGGTGTGCTTCAGATTCGACGCCGTCTCGATCGACACCGCGCCCGTACCGTCCGGGCGCCGGTTCGCCTGGAAGTTGGCGTCCGCGCGGGTCTCCGTACCGATGAACTGGGCGAGGTCGCCCTCATACCCGAGCCCGAAATGACTGTCCAAGGCGGTCGAGTCGCGCCAGAACTCATACACCCGGCGCGCGGTCCACGGGGCGGCGATGCTGTGCAGGATGAACTGCGTCGGCCGGATCGCCGGCTGCGCGTCCGACTCGGGCTGCAACTCCATACGGGTAGCAGCCGGGTACCAGGCCATCGGGCCTCCAAGGCGTGAGAATGCCCCGTGCCGATCGGCACGGGGCGGGGGTGTCAGGTCAGGGGGATATCGGTGCGGACCTCGTCGTACCGGATGACGTACACGCTCTCGGAGCCGGGGATCTGGCCGGCGGCGGTGGCGACGGCGGTGACGAAGGCGGCTCGCGCGGCCTCGTCGACCCAGCCGTTGGGGTCCGCGAAGGAGAGGCGGATGCGGACGTCGCCTCCGGGCCCGCGGGAGTCGACCTGCCAGATGGGGTAGTCGAAGTGCTCGGATTGCATGCTGCTCCTCAGGAGATGCGGCGGGCTCTGAGCCACGACCCGATGTTCATGATCGTGTTAGTGGGGTCGCTAACCTGCTGGCTCCAGTCGATGCTGAGGACTCCGCTCGACGCGCCGGTGGTGACGTAGGCCTGGAGCGGCAGGCCGAGGATGTCTGAGTTCGGGAAGCCGAAGGCGGCCACGGAGGAGAAACTCCAGTTCTTGATGCGGTGGGTGTCGAACTCTGTGCTGGTTCCGACGGAGGGGCCAATCACCGTCCAGCCGCCGGATGCACCGCTCGGCGCGGACATCGTCATCCTGATGTCGCCCACGCCGTTGGCGTTCGATGCCCGCAGGTGCCCCTCGACGACGTACGTCGCGTTGGCCACGAGGGTGATCTGCAAGTGGGGGTCGGCGGTGGGGGTCGTGTTGGAGGCGCGCGATGTCGCGGAGGTCTTGATGGCGACGGGGCGGTCGCTGATGAGGGCGTTGATCTGGTCGCGGACCTCGGCGTTCATGTACGCGGCGGTTACGACCTCGCCGACGACCCACGTTCGGGGGGTGACGAGCGGCATCAGCGACCACCCTTCTGCGGCACCGGCCGCGGTGGCCGTGACACCGCTGGTTCATCAGGGTTCGACCAGTTGCGTTCGTGCGGCAGCAGCTCGTCGAGCAGAGCCTCGACCGCGGCCACGTCGTCCGGGAAGATCAGCTGCGCCCACCCGTAGCCGCACTCCGTGCACGCGAACTTTGGGTCGGCGGGGGACACGACCTGCGCTGACCCGCAGGGGCAGTCAGCTACCCACCTGTTGTGGTTGATGCGGGCCCACAGGCGGCCCTCGACCGGACCGTGAGGCCGGGGCGCGCGCCGCCCGGCCTGCTGCTCGTACCAGCGGAACACGCGCTCGGCCGGCCCGGAGTCCTCCCACAGGTTCTCGGGGAGCGGGTGCGGGGGACGGTAGAAGGTCTCCGCCCGCAGGACGGGCATCATGGGCGCCCCCTTTCAGTAGGCGAGACGGGTGCTGGATCCGAGCACCGAGTACGTGCTGGAGCCGAGGACCCAGACGGAGTCGGTGGTGGCCCGCGAGGTGTGGAAGTCGATCCGGTGCACGGCCGTCGTGATGGTTTCGCTGTAGCCCTCGATCACGACGGCTGCCGACGTGGCCGGCGCCTGCGCGGGGAGATTGGTCACGGTGAGGACGGTGGAGATGTCGGCCGCGAGGAGGGCCCGGTAGGTGGTCAACGGCAGCGCCGCGGCGTTGTCGACGGGCACTTGCCGTACCTCGGCGGGTGGGTCGGCGTACCGGGAGATGAGCCAGTAGGCGGCGTCCAGCACTTGGGCATCCCCCACCTTGAGCAGCTCAAGCTGCTGCTCGTAGGGGCCGAAGGTGTCGACCGACGTTTGGTCGGCGACGCGCTGCGTGGCCCCGCCCGGCCGGGAGCCGATTACGATGTTGATCCGCTTCTGGTCGTCTCTGATCACCTTGAACGCGTGGGTCGCAATGTCGGTGGCGTAGTCGAGCGTCAGCGACGATGTCGTGTTGTAGCGGACGTCCCGCCCCTGGAAGACCAGCGCCGCGCTGCCGCGGTCGCAGAACAGCCGGCCGCCCTCGGTGGCCTCCACATCCCGCATGAGCGCGAGCGCGCTTCGCCCGCCCGCCCCCTGCGACGCGACGCTGCCGAACGTGCCGGCCGTCGTCAGGCTGGTGAGGCCCGCGTACCGGGCCAGGCGGGTGATGCGGGCGACGGCGCTCTCGCCGGAGTAGCCGGTGGTGCCCGCGAGGTAGTGATCCGCGAGCTGGCTGAGGGCGAGGGTGCCCAGGTCGGGGAGGTAGATCGCGACGTGGGCGATGCTGCCTGACCAGAGCCGGGTCCCCTGGTAGCCGCCGATGAACAGGCGCCGGGCGGCGTACATCAGGCCGACGGTGACAGCGATGGGGGCGCCACCGTCGATGACGACCTGCTGCGTCGACTCGTCGTACACCACGTGGTGCACACGGCCGTCCGCGAGGTTCGGCGAGGTGGAGACCACGTAGGTGGTGAGAGGGGCGCCGCCGCTGCCGGTCTGCGTCCAGTCGAACGCGAGCTTGCCGGTCGCCGCCTCCAGGTGCATGACCAGCTGATAGCGGGAGTCGTGGGAGGTTAGGCCCCACACTGCCCGGCCGTTGGTGCTGGTGGAGAACCACACCTCCACGAAGAGGAATTCGGTCGAGCTCCGGTCCGCGAAGACCTGACCCAGGTCGCCGGAGAGGCTCAAGCCGGCCGTCGCGGACGCCGGCGTGAACGTGGGGCAGGACAGGCCGTCGGCGGGTGGCCCGGTTCCGGAGCCGAACTCGATCGTGCCGCCGATGCCGGTCTGGACGACGGGCAGCGCTGTCGAGCCGGTGCCGGAGATGTCGCCGGCGGACGAGGTGCCGGACTCCTCGGACAGCGGGTAGTAGGCGTAGGGGCGGTACCGCAGCACCTCCTCCACCAGCAGAGGCTGGAGCGAGGGGAGTCGGTTGAGCCACTTGAACAGGTCCGTGCAGGTCACGGTGACGGTCGACGCCAGGCCCTGCCAGTCGACGGGCCACTCGCCGACCATGCCGTAGAAGCGGTCGTGATACTGCGCGCCGACCGGGTCGAACGCCGTCGCGACGGTCCCCTCCTCGACCTGCCCGGCGTCCACCCACACCTGATCGCCAGCAGCCGGAGTACCCACCGCCCGCACCCGCACCTGGTGGCTCGTGCTGGTCGCCGTCCACGACACCGTGAGCCGCTGCCACGCGCCGGTGACGGTGCTCTGCGCACCGATCGCCCCGCCGGCCAGCGACAGCTGCACCGGAGCGTCGCCCGCGGGGACCCACACGTAGGTGCTGTAGGTGTAGCTGGAGCCGATGTGCAGGCCGTGGATGACGGGGCTGGTCACGGTCTGGTTCGAGGTGGCGCCCCAGGTGATGAGCATGGCCTGCGTGCCGTCGTAGACGCGGGTGCCGTCGGCGGCTCGGGTGGGTGTGCCCGAGCTGGTCCAGGCGCTGACGCCCTCCTCGAAGGACGGGTTCGGCATGAGGTTCTTCGCTGCGCTGACGACGCGCACTCGGATCGGCGTGTTGTCCCGGACGTAGGGGTAGTACGGGCTGCTGGGGTTGTCCGAGGTGAAGCGGCCGTCGGCGTTGTCCAGGGTGAGGGTGCAGGTGCCCTCCTGGATCTGAGTCCTTTCGGCGGAGGCCCCGCGGTCGATGGAGATGCCCGTCCGCATGTTGACGAACTGGGTAATGTCCGTCCAGGTGATGGAGGTGGCCGTGGGGGTGTAGCCGAATCCTGCCTCGACGATGATCCGCACGACCAGTCACCTCCTACACGAACTCCAACGGGCGGCCGCCGCGCGCCCGCCGCAGCGACATCAGGGTCTGCTCGATTTCCTTGGCCACGCCGACCTTGTCGAGCGCGCCGGTCACCGTGAGGTGGATGACGACGGGCGCCGCCGCGCCGCCGGCCGGGCCTGCTGGACGGCCGGGACGGGCCGTGCCCCCCCTCGGCATCGCCGCGATCGCCGACCGCGACGCCGAGTCGGCGCCCACGAGCTGGTGCAGGCGGCCCTCGTTGAGCGCGTCGAGGAAGCCCAGGCCGTACCGGGCCACCGACCGCGCCCGCACTACGTACTCGCCATCGGACAGCGCCGTAAGGATGCTGTCCGAGGTGCTCGTGCCCGGGCCGCGTACCGGACCACCTACAGACCGGCGGACGATGCCGCCCTGCGCCCTGCGCTGGATCAAGTCGGGCACGCCGTTGGCGTCGCTGTCCCCGATGGTCTTGACGCGGATGTAGGTGGTGGCCGTCGTGCCGTCGAGCCCAGCAAGCTGGGACCGAGCCCGGGAGACCTTGGCTTCGAGGTCGGCGATTTGCGCCAGAATCGCCGCTCTCCGCGAGTCCGGCACCCTCTTCAGCTGGGACTTCGCAGAGTCCAGCTTGGCCTGGAGATCCTCCATGTTGCCGCGCAGGCGAGCGGTCTTGTCCGGCGTCTTCAGGATCTGGTCGGCCAGTGCGGCGGCCTGCGCCTTGGTCAACCCCATCGCCTGCGCCGACGAGATCAGTGCCTCACGGCCACGGGCGTAGACCCCGTTAACCGTCTCCCACGAGGCCCCCGACTCGCGTGCGGCCGATGTCGCCTCGTCGGTCTTCGCCGCAAGGTCCGTCAGCGCGCTCGCCGCCGTCCGTGCCTTCTCGGAGTTGAGGTTCAGTTGCCCGCCGGACATCGACAGCGCCCCGGCGTTCTTCGAGGCGGCCTCCGCCGCCGCGTCGATCGCCGCTTCGAAGCCGATCATCCCGCCTAGCGCGGCGCGGTTCACGTCGTTCAAGGCGACAATGGCCTGGCGCAGTCCGTCCGCTGACGCCTTCTGTGCGTCGAGTTGGCTCTTCACTGCGAGGGCTTGCTGGCCGAACACGCCCTGGGACTCGGCGGTCAGCTGGGCCTCGAAGGCGACGTCGCGGAGCGCCTGCTGGTACTGGCCCAGCTGGTCGCGCAGGTTGCCCTCGGTCAGGTTGCCGAGGCTTCCCCCGAGGCGCCGGATCGCCGCCTCGGCGAGCTCCGAGTTGCCGTTACGCACCAGCTGAGCGAGCGCGCCGTCGAGCGCGCCGATCTGCTCCTTGGCGACCTTGACCGGGGCCGAGTCCATGTCGACGAGATCGCCGAGCCACTGGATGGCGCCCTCGTAGTTCGACGGCCGAGCCAGCGTACGGACCGACGTCTCCAGCTCACCCAGGTCCGCGCCGAGCACGCGAGCGGCCTCGCCGCTGACCTTGCCCGTCTTGCCGAGCTGCGCGATCGACGAGGTCATCGCGTCCATGTCGGCCGGCGCCTGCTGCCCGATGCTCATCAACTCGTTCAAGGTGATGAGCAGCAGCCCGATGCCGGTGCCCGCGACCGCGAGCCGGGCGCTGCGGGACATCGCCATGAAGCTGGCGCCGAGCGCGGCCATGCGGCCGGTCGTCCCGGCGGCGGCGGCCTGCATCGCGACCGTGCTCGCGGTGAAGCCGAGGACCGCCGCGCGCGCGGCGCCGAGACCGATCGCTGCCAACCGGACGGCCTTGATGGCGATGGCCAGTTGGAGGAACAGGGCGATTGCGCCGGGCGGGACGGCGGCCACGAGGCTGCTGACGACGTTGATCGCGCTCAGCAGCCCCACACCGACCGATGACCCCGCTTCCAGCAGGTTCACCAGGGCGGCCCCCACGTTCTTCAGGGTGTCCTCGACGGCGGGGCCGTGCTGGCGCGCATAGTCGAGGAACCGCTGGAACGCGCCGCCGACCTCACCCTGCTCTGCCCGGTTGAGGAACGACACGAGCCGGTCGTTCGCGCGCGTCAGGGTGCGCTCGGCGAAGATGTTGACCTTGGTCATCAGGCGGTCGAAGCCGGGCGTGTTGACGGCGCCGCCTGCGATCGTCACCGTGCGGTCCAGCTCGATACCGAAGGAGCGTGCCATCGGCGTTACCTTGGGCAGGATCGCGCCGAGCACCCCGAAGCCCTTCGTAATCGGGGCCATAGTGTCGGTGGCGACGGAATCTGACCATGCCTTGTACTCGTCCTTGAAGACCCGCAGCGCGGCGGCGGTCTCGCGCGTCGCGGGCGGTAGCTTCTCCGTCTGCCGCACGAGGGCCGCATGGGCCTTGACCGCTGCCGCCGAGCGGGCGCCCGACTCCTCCACCGCGTCCCGGTACGCCTGCTCGGCATCCGCCGCCTCGCCGAGCGCGGTGATCTGCGGGCCGAGGGCCGCCGTGTACGCGACGGTCGCCGCGCCAGCAGCAGCCGCCCCCACAGCGATCGGCGCGAGCGACGCCGCAGCGGGGATCGCAGCCGGGGCGAGGAGCCGCAGCGAGCCCCCCAGCGCCTCCGACGCCTGCGCGATGGCGCCCGTCTCCCGCACGAAACGCCCGCGGAGGTCCCGCAGTCGCCCGTCGGCGCCGCGCGCCATGCCGTCGATCGCGCGGCTGCCGCCTGTCGCTGCCGCCTGCAGGCGCCGCTCGAGGCGGGTCGCTGCGTCGCCTGCGCCGTCGAGAACCCGGGACAGCTGATCGCGACCCGCGAGGATGAAGTCGAGCCGCATGCGTCAGCCACCGCCTTCGGATTGCTGGGCCAGGTGCTCGTCGAGCCAGGCGGTGAGGGTGTCGAAGTCGTCGACCGTCAGCTGGTCGACACCAGTTGGGGGGATGTGGAGGAGGTGGGCGAAGAGGCCGAGGTACTGCTGTCGGGCTCGGTCGATGTCGGGGTCGGGCTCGAAGACGCGGCCTCCGCCAACGGGGCCGGGTCCGCCTCTTTTCCCTCAGCCTCCTCCACCATCTCCGCCAGGATCGCCTTAGCCCGCTCGCGGTCAGCGGCCGCGTCGAGCATGCGGGTCATTGCCTGGTCGAAATCGGTGTCCGTGACCTCAGGGTCGGACGCCTTTACTGCCAGGGCTCGGGAGATCCAGCCGCGGACCTCGTCCTCATCGAGCCGGGTCACCATGTCCTCGACACCCGGGTCGAAGTCACCAAACCGCAGGCTCGGGTTCGTGCGCTTCTTCAGCACCCAGACGACGCCGCGCATCGCGTCGAGATCCTCATCCTGCAGCCCGGCCTTGACGTCGCCCCACTTCATGCCGACGGTGCGGGCGACGATCGACGCCTCGGAGACGACCAGCAACCTGGCGTCGTAGTGCTCCGGTTCACCGCCGCGCGGCGTGTACACGATGATCAACGATGGCTCCTAGGTGAGTCGGTTTCGCACGTCGTCCACGACGCGCGCCACCTCGGCGGTCATGCGGGGGGTGTGCTTGCGCACGGTGGCCTCCCACCACAGGGGGGTGGTGTTCTGCTGCACCCAGCGGCGGCGGTTGCCGAACACTGGGTGCCTGATGCGGCCGCTGTTGAGCGCGGCCGGCATGCCGCGCAGGTCGCTCGGCAGCGAGCCCCGGTCGATCCACACCCGTGCGCCCGGGCTGCCAGTAGTCCGCACCGAGATGCGGACGGCAGCGGCGATCGTCGCCCGCAGCGGCCGGGACGTCGGCGACGAACCGCCGCGGCTGCCCGCCTTACGGGGCTGGGACTGGATCCGCAGGGACCGGATGGTCTGCTGCATGTCCGCCTTCAGCGGCTCGGCGGCCCGCCGGATCCGGCGCTGCATGCTGGCGCGGAGGTTCTCATGCCCGGCCGCGCGCAGCCGCCGCTGGAGCTCCAGGAGCTGGCCGGTGCCGACGATCTGCACGCTGCGCACGGCGTCACCTCACAGCGTCGAGTCGGTGCTGATGTACTCGATCGCGACCGGGTTGGTGAGGTCGAACAGGCCCGTGAAGTTGAACGTGGGGCGCACGATGCCGTGGCCCTCGATGGTCGGCGGCGCGTCATCGAACTTGATCACGGGCACCTTGATGCGGAACGTCTCGAAGTGCGTTGCGGCGATCAGCGGACCGATGAACTCCCACACCAGGGACGTGCCGCCGTCGGAGGTGTGCAGGTCGTCGATCGTGGTCGAGACGTAGTCCATCTCCAACGACCCGGTCACCTTGACCAGGTCGTTCGGGAGCGGCTCCTTCTTCCGGCCTGCTGCTCCGGCGTAGAAGCGGTCCGTGGCCGCCGGCCGCTCGATCTTCAGCGACGCCTTACGGACGCCGTCGAGCGCGGCCTCCGAACCGTAGGTGCCGATCTTGACGGCCATCTGGTGGAAGCCGAACGGCGACATGGCGCTGTACGAGGCGGCGGCGAGCGTCTGCGTCTCGTCGCAGTCCTTCGCGTCGATCTCCCAGGACGAGCTGAGCATCTCACCGGAGCCGCACGAGAACTCTGCGCTGACGATCTTGCAGCCCACGAAGGACTTGTCCACGACGGTGCCCGTGGTGAGCGGCATCCCCTTCTGGATCGTCAGGCTCTTGCCTGTCTGATCGCCCAGGGCGTGCGTCTGGAGGTACGCCGTCGTCGCGCCCTGCTGGACCGGCGTGACGGTGGTGCCCATGAGGGCTTGCAACAGCGGCCCCATGCCCTTGTTGGAGACCTCCAGCTCCAGGCTTCCGCCAGCCTCGATCTGGGTGACCACCCGCCGCGAGGACAGCGCCATCAGCCGCCCGGCGGCGATGCCGCTGGACTGGGCGGTCGTCTTCTTCAGGACCAAGGATTCCTTGGTGAACTCCAGGAACTTGGTGGGCGCGACGAACGTGCCGTACGTCGTCTCGGTCGCGATGCCGAGCTGTGCCCCGAGTCCGGACCCGATGGCCATGGATCAGCCCTCCGTCTTCTGCGGCCGGGCCGCTGTCTTCTTCACGGTCGTCGGCTCCGCTTCGGTCGCGGACTCGGTCGGCATCGGGCGCTCCGGCTCCTCCCAGTCGGGCGGCGCGTCCACGCCCTCCCACAGCGCGGTCTGGCAGACGTAGCCGCCGTACCGGGCATCCGGCACCTCGACCAGCTCGTCCGGCTGTACTGCGCGGCCCCCGAGTTCCGGCACGGTGACTGGCTCGGGGCCGATGTAGCGCACACGCGCCATCGCCAACTCCTTCGTACGGTGTTCAGATGAGGGCCTTGCAGGTGACCGACCAGCCGATACCGGCGGTCAAGCCCTGGTCGCTGCTGATCTGTCGAAGAGATCCGGCGGTGAACTCTGCCCACTGGACGACGCCGCCGAGGGTCGGCGCGGTGGGATTGCCGCCGGACGCGCGGATGACGGACTCGACCACGCCGAGCAGCTCGAAAGCCCTGTCCCGCCGCGCCTTCATGTCGGTGTCGCCGCTCCACGACTCGACGTATCCGAGGATCACGGAATCCTCCTCACGGACCCGGGCACCCGCGTACGCGAACGACTGGGACAGCGACGCGCCTTCGTCGGCGCCGGGCTGCCAGCCCACGGTCACGTAGTCGGCGTCTGCCAGGTCGCCCACGGGCGGCCCGTCGAGCACCTGCACGTCGGCCAGCTCGGGCGCCGCGCGCAGCAACGCCAGCAGCGCGTCGATCGCGGCCGGGACGGACGAGGTCGCCATCAGCCCACCCCCGGCGGCAGCCGGTATGGCTCCAGCAGTTGGAGCGCCCGGTTCGGGATGGCGTAACCGAAGCCAACAACGGGCTCGGACACGTCGTAGTCGTCGGTGCCGCGCTGCGGCCGGCCGGGGCCCTGCTGCGTGCGCCACAGGTGCTGGAGGATGATGCGCGCGGCCGACGTCATCGCCGCGGGGACGATGCGGCGGCCGGCGGGGTAGGTGAACTGGAGCGGCCCGTGCAGCACGCCGCCGTCGAGCCGCTGCACGATGCCGGTCTCGCCGTCGAGCGCGAGGTCCGCTACCGCGTACGTCGTCCCGCCGGTGAGCACCGGCACGACCGAGGTGATGCCGAGCGCCGGGGTGCGGCGGAGGCATACGGTCGTGGCGCGGCGGAAGTCGTGCCGCTCGGTGTACGAGCGGACAACCACCGGTCCGCAGAGCCCCTCGATCCCGGCGGTGATGGACTCGACCCACGAGCGGATCTCGTCATCGTCCGTGGTGGAGGTCTTGTTGAGGTGCTTCTTGGCGTCCGCGAGCGAGAGGATCGCCGGGGGCGCCGCCTCCCGCACGTCGAAACTGTCGGTATACGCGCCGGCGTTGACGCCCGTCGCTACCCAGCGCACCGTGTGCCGCCCCGCCTGCACGGTCGCGTAGTCGTGCGCGTACGTGCCCGTCGCGGCCGGCGTCACCGTCGCCGTGGTTGTAGTGCCGTCCGGCAGGGTGACCGTGACGGTCATGGAGCCCGCGTTGGCGAGCGCACCGGCGGCGTCCCGCACGGTGGTGCCGAGGGGGACGACGGCGCCGAGGTCGTACGGCATGGTCAGCCTCCGCTCAGCGTCGGGCCCGTGCGGGCGTACGGCCCGGGCCCGGCGAGCACGCGCGACGATGCGCTGGCGCTGCCGGGACGGGTGATGTTCAGCTGGTCGAACTCCGCGAAGTCGTCGACGCCGGCGTCGCGGTGCGCTTCGAGCAGCAGCGACAGAGTGGACTGGGCCGTCCAGGCGGGCGCCGCCGCAGTGCGTAGCACGGTCCACGTGGCGCCGTCCGGCGACGCCTCCCAGTGCAGGGCCCCGGCGGCCTCGCGCAGCCGCAGCCACGCGTGCGCCACCGGGTCGTACGCGGGGAACAAGGCGCCCGGGTCGGTGTACCCGACGCGCAGGTACACGCCGAGCGCGCCCTGCGCGCGGTCGATAAGGAACCCTGCGTCGGTCCCGCCCGTACCGCTGAGTACGAGGATCGAGCACGCCGCCGTCGTAGCGCCGCCCGGCGCCGGCGGCCACACCCTAAGCGCAACCTGTGACCAGGCGAGGGTGTACGCCGACGCCGACCGGTACGCCGCGAACCCGGGGGTGCAGGGGACGCGGGCCCGGCCGCCGGCCTCAACGGGGTCGCCGTACGACTGCGGCCAGAGCACCGGGTCCACCACGCCGTCACCGAAGTCGTCACGCAACATGCCGAACCCGGGCACCGGCTACTCCTCACGCTTGCGGCCGCCGCGCCCCGCGCTGGGCCGGACCGAGCGGCGCTCACCTGGCTCGGCGGTCGCCTGCTCCACCGGCGGCCGGGAGCGGGTGACGTGGTCGGCGATCTCGCCGAACAGGTGCTCCCGCCCGCGGACGATCGGGTCCGTCTCCTCGATCAGGTCTCCGGCATGCACGACCCGCGGCACCCCGGCGATATAGGCGACGAAGCTGGCCGTTGCCCGCTTGATGGCCATGTGCCGCCTCCTCAGACCTGATCGATGGTGTCGCCGAGACCGTGCGGCCCAGGGCTCTTGGCGCCCTTGTGCGGGCCCTCCTCGGCCGCCGTCTCCCTGGCCTTGGCCGCGTGCTCCTTCTCCTCGCCGATCTCCGGGCCGTCGATCTGCTGCGGCTTGGCCGGGAAGTCCTCCAACTTCGGCCGCTGATCGCCGGTGCGGTTGTCCAGCCGCGGATCGATCGGCGGGTTGTCCGCGTCGACCGCGAGCTGCTCGGTCGTGGGCTCGGTGTGCTGCGGCTCCTGCGCGGCGGTACGGCGGCTGCCCGTGCTCGGGGTGCCGGTCTCCGCCCGCGCTGCCGTGGTGGTCTTCTCGTCCTTCTCGGACATGGCTGATCCTCCACTCGGGATCGTTCGCTGCGTGGGTGGGGCCCGGCCGCGCATGGCGGCGACCGGGCCCGCGGGATGACGGGTCAGGCGTTGGTGGCGACGTTGAGCATCCGGAACGCCGCGTCGTTCACGCTGTCGGCGCCCACGCGGTAGTAGGCGTACCAGCCGCGCTGGCCGGTCGGGCGGCGGTTCGCGCCCACGAGGTGCGGGATGAACTCGACGGTCATGCCGACGCGGTCGGCGATGACGTAGTTGCTGAAGTCGCCGTAGACCATCAGGTGGTTGTCGGCGGTCGCGGCCGCGTCGAACGCGGCGTCCATGTCCTCCGATTCCAGCGCCGGGCGGCCCAGAAGCATCGGGGGCACGTCGGCGCCGATCCGCTCCCACATCTGCGCGCCGCCGTTCGTGTCGAACTGGCGGATCGAGTTGTAGATAGTCCGGTTGGCCAGCCACGACGCGTTGGCCCGGTAGCGGGACGGCAGCGCGCCGTCGAGCTTGTAGATGTCCGCCGCAGCGAACGTCTCCGCCGTGGTCGGGGCGACCACGCTGGAGGTGCCGGCGAGCGCGGTGACGATGCCGGTCGGCTGGCCGACGCCAGTACCGGTAACGAACGCCGCCGACTCCAGGACGTCCCGGCCGAAGGCGAGCAACCGCGCAACCTCCTGGGTGACGTTGGCCTCGTCCTCCAGGGCCTCGATCGAGATGGGCACGAACCCGGCGGCCTTGTACACGGGGATCGTCGGCTGCGCGAACGTGGTGGCGTCGTCAGAAACCTCGGTGGCTTCCGCGTCCCACGACCAGGCGACCGCGCCCGACGAGACGCCATGCCAGGAGTCTCCGGTGGCAACGACCGTACGGGCCGCCTCGCGGATCTGGTTGCGGGACCCGTTCGCCGTGATGATGACGGTCGGGTCGAGCTGGAACGGCACCAGGTAGCCACCGGCGCTGTCCGTGAGCGACATGGCCCGCTCCAGGGCCCGCTGCTCCTCGGGGGAGATCATGTGGCCGTGGCCTCGGGCCACCTTCGACCAGGCGCGCAGGTACTGCGGCGAGGAGGTCGCCAGGCACAGCCGGGCGATACGCGAGTCACCGTCGTCGAACTGCTCGATGATGCCCGTTGCGGCTTGGCGGACGGTGTCGTTCGCGGCGCCCATCTTCTCGATCGCCGACAGCGCGCGGGCCCGCAGCTCCTGCGCCACCTCGCCCTTCGAACGGGAGAAGGTGCGCAGGCCGTCCAGGTCCCACGGGTCACGGAACCGCATGTCCTCAACCGAGTCCGGGTTGAGGATCGGGTCCATGTCGTAGCTGTCCCGGCTGCTGACCGGCGTACCGCGCTCGGAGCGCAGCTCCAGCGCCGCCGGACCGCGGTCGGTGGCCTGCGTCGCCGCGCGGACCCGCTGCAGGGCCGAGGCGCGCTCCAGCTGACGGCGGTGGTCGTCGACGTCGGCGAACTCGCGGGTGAGCTCGTCGAACGTCTGCTCGTCCTCGGCCGTGAGGGTGTCGCGCTTCTCCAGCTCTTCGAGCTGGGCGCGGATGTCCTTCAGCCGGATCACGGCCTGCTGGTGGGAAAGTTCGAGCTTGGGCATCAGCCCGTCTCCTTCGTGTCGATGGACGCCAGTACGCCGTCCATCAGCTGGCCGATCTCGGCAAGCTGGGACCGCATGCGTGCTGTGCGGGGGGATGGCGACGGGTGCCCATCGGCGGGCGGCGCGTCGGTGCTGCTCGGGGCTGGCGGGTGCTCGCTGCGGAGCGGCGCGCCATCAGGGGTGGTCTGTGGGGCCGGGTGCTCCTCGCGGGGCGGCGCGGCCGGGGTGTCGTCTCGCTGGAAGAGGAGCGCGGCCGCGACCTCGCGGCGGAGCTCCGGGTCGTCGGGTACCTGCGGCACGGCGGCGTCGCGGGCGAGGGACTGCCGGATCGAGCGGGCCATGTCGTCGCTGCGTACGAGCTCGCTCGCCATGCCGCGGGCCCGTACGGACACGCTGGTGCCCGCGTACGCCGGGAAGACGACCGGGCCGAGCTCTCGGCACTTCAGTTCGATGAGCTCGCGCCGCAGCGGCCCGCGGTCGCCCGGCATCCACAGCAGGTCGAGCACTTCTTGGGGCTTGACCAGCTTGCCGTTGACGTCGCGCCACTCCTCGCGCACGACCTCGAAGCGGAAGCTCATGCCGTTGACGGAGCCCTCAGCGATCGCGTCCCGCACGGGCTGCATCAGCCAGTTGTCGGTGATCCGCGCCTCGACGTAGAGGCCCTGGTCGTCCTCGCGCAAGTCGACGATCTGCCCGATCGGCAGGGACCCGATGAGCGGGTGCCGGCCGTGGTCGAACTGCATGACCGGCGTTGACTCGCGGATCGTCTTGCGGAAGGCGCCCTTGCGGATCGTCTCGACGAAGTGGCCCTCCCACGAGTCGATCTCGGTGTCCTGCCCGAAGACCGCGGCGTACCCGGACAGCGACCGGCCGTCTCCGGCCTCGCCGTCCGCCTTGGCGCGCTGAAACTGAAACGGCGCGGACCTCTCCAGGTCTCGCGCCGCAGGATGCGTGACGGGCATCAGGGCCCCTCCTCATCGTCTGGTGTGGGCGCGGTGGAAGGCCCGGCCGTACCGGGCGCCTGGAGCTGCACGGAGTACAGCCCGGTGTGCTCCAGCAGCGACCAGTCCTCGGCCATCACGGCGGCTTGAGCGGACGCCGGGGTGTACCCGGCGTCAACCAGCTGCCGGATCGTGCGGGCCTGGAGGCCCTGGATCTCGGCGGCGTCCTTGCGGTCCTCCCGGAGGAACGGGACGTCGCGCGCGTCGTACCAGAGCCGTACGGCGCCGGGCGTACGCCCGGTACGCGCGGGCGGGGTGACCAACCGCGAGAAGGACCCGGCGACGTTCTGCCACAGCGGGTGGATCGTCCCGTCGGCGAAGCGGCGGCGCGCTTGGCCGTAGTTGCTGTAGGTCGCGGCCTGGAGGCCCTCGGACAGGCCCACGATGATCGGCGGCACCCCGGCCGCCGCCGCGATGCGAGTCTCGCCGGCGCCCTGGACGCGGCTGAAGTCGAGCTGCTGGAAGTCCTTGCCAACCACGCTCACGTCGGCGCCGCCGCCCAGGTACAGCGTCTTGTACGCGTTCTCGACGCCCCGGTGCGAGCTATCCATCTTGGCCTTGAACTTCTCGAACGCCTCCGGCGTCACCTCGCGCGCCAGCCGGACGACCAGGTTCGGCGTCGCCGCGTTCTCCATGAACTTCTGCTTGTGCGCGGCCATCAGGTTGTCGTTCTGCGTCTCCCGGATCACCGGCGTCAGCCACGACATGCCCCGGTACGTCGCCAGCGGGTCCGGCACCGGCGCGAAGTGCGCCACCTCCTCCGGCCACAGGAACACCGGGTCACCGTCCGGCTCCTGGTACAGGTAGCCGTACCGGCGCCAGCCGAGATCCCCGTCATGCATCCGCCGGCGCTCCAGCACGATCTGCACATAGTCCGGGCGCATCCGCACCAGGTCGTCGCGGTCGCGCGTCCAGTAGCTGTTGCCCGCCAGGTCAGCGTCCTGGATGACGCGCGCGAGGAGGTCCTGGGTGGTGCCGCCCACCCACGGCTCCTCCAGGAGCCGCAGGCCCGTCGTACCGAACATCGCGCTCGGGCCGGTGGAGTTCATCCGCTGCCACGTGAACCGCGGCGCGGAGAACACCGCCATCCTCGCCGTCATGCACGCCCAGATCACCGGGTTCGTCGCGAACAGCCGCGCGTACCCCGGCAGGTCGCCCGGGGCCTTCTCCGCGGCCTGCCCGGGCTGCGTGAGCGCCACCCCGAGCTGTGAGAATCCGCCGTACCCCAGCGACTCCTGCAACGCCAGGGCGTAGTCGTCGATCGTGCTGATCGCACGATCTTCCACGGGGGAGCGCCCGCGACGCATCGTCCGCCACAGACTCGTCACGGGCGCTCCTCCCTCCTGCCGCCCTCAGCAGGGTCCACATCGGCCAGGAAGAGGCACCAGGCGGCGAGCACGCCGCCGCCGGCCATCAGCCCGGCCGCGAGGTCTGTAGCCAGCCCGACGCCGAGCGAGGAGACCAGACCGCCGGCCAGGACACCCGCCCGCGCGAGCGCGGCCCTCATCCGTACGCGGCCCACGGCTCCACCTCCTCCTCCGGCTCTTCAACCTCGGCTGTCAGGCCCCAGCGGGCCAGCGTCACGCCCACCAGCGGGCTGATGTCCACGCCGACCCCGCGCCGGGCCCACGCCCACGCCTCGCCAAGGTCCCGCTTCCTCGCGCCGGCGAGCGCGGTCGCGAGCGGCGCCTGATCCAGGTGCACGATCTCCCCGGACGCCACCGCGTCGTAGAAGCTCCCGCACGCCTGCGCGTACTGCCGCATCTTCGGCGCCGTCACCGTGATCCCGAGCTCCCGTTCCAGCTCCGGGATCAGCGACCCAGCCGGGCCGCCGGCGTCAATCACCCAGCAGCGCGGATTCCAGCGTTCATGCAGGTCACGAGCACGCGAGATGATCCAGTCGGCTCCTGGCCGGTTGTCGACCACCTCCACGTGCACGGCGACGCCGTTCGCTCCGGCCACGCAGATGGAGGCGTGAGACCGCTCCGGGGTCATGTCGATCGCGAACGCCACCGGGTCCGCAGCAGCCGACTCCGCGTCCGCGAGCGCCCGCCACGCGTCTTCACCGATGACCGACCACGTGTCGGCCGAGTCGGACGGGTAATCGCCCACGCCCAACCTCTCCCTGGCGAAGATGCCCGGGCCCATGGTGAGCCGCTCGCGCTCCGTGTGCTCCAGCGAGAGGCGGTAGCCGAGCGCGGGGTTCGCGCGGGCCACGGACTCCGACGCCGCCGGATCGTCGTGCTCGGTGCAGTCGCGCGGGCACTCCGGCACGTGGGGGTTGATGGACCACTCCATGTACGCCAGCGACGGGTCCGGCACGCCGCGCTCCAGGGCGTCCAGGGCGCGTTGCCGCAGGCGCGCGAGCTGCATGGACAGGTGCCCGATGCCCGCGCTCCCGAAGTACCAGACCTGCGGGTCCTTCACGGCCGCCATGGTCGGCATGAGCGCGCCCATCGCGTCGTCGCCGAGGATCATCGCCTCGTCGAAGATGTTGGTGTTGCCGGTGAACCCGCGCCCGCTGCCGCCGCTGCGGGCGAGGAAGCGGAGCCGCTGGCCCGTCAGGAGCTCGATCGACTCCTCGCCGGTCGTACGCCGCACCCGCGCGACGCGTTTCCGCAGGTCATCAGTGTTGACGATGAGCGACTCGATCCGGCGAAACGCCTCGATGCTGGTCTTGAACTCGTGGGCGCTGTGCAGGATCAGCCGCTCACCGCCGAGGAACAGGCCCCACAGCTCGCGGGCTTCGATGATGCCGCCCTTGCCGTTCTGCCTCGGCACGTTGATGCAGGTCTCGAACGCCGCCCACGAGCCGTCGGCCCGCTCGCCGAGCCCCACATGCAGAGCGTGCTGCTGCCACGGATCCAGCTGGAGCCCGGCGACGGCCGCCAGCTCGATCGCCTCCTGGCCGGCGCTGGAGACGAACGGCGGCACGGTCTCGATGCGGGGCCGCTGCGCGCCGTACAGCTGGTCAGGCGCCTCGCTTACCTCGCCGCTCCTCGCGCTTGGCTGTGAGCTCATCGAGCGCGTCCCCCTCCTCGCCGACGGGCGCGAGCGCGCGCAAGACCTTCATGGCGGCGGCCAGTTCGCGGGCCACCACGGCACGGGATGTCGGGGCGTCGGTGTCGTCGTACGTCTCGGCGAGGTCGATCGCGAGCGCGGCCTGCCCGGGGGCGACCTCGGCGACCCGGAGTGACTGGATCTCGGCGCGGATCGAGTCGGCGATCACGACTGCCCTCCGTCACGGAGTGTGATGTAGCAGAGAGTGAGCATCGCTAATTCCCCGGTTTGCCAAACGGCGTCAAGATCGTCTTTCGGGAGGGC